GAGTTTGTGAGAAATGGAAGGACTCGGTTGTAATACGACGTGCATTAATACAGCATAAGGAAAAAATTATAGCTATACTCATGCTTGAATATACGACACTCGACGGGACGGTCATACGAGTTGGTCAAAATGCCAAGGAGAACGATCGATTGACACTTTCGAGTGCACCTCAATATTGGTGGATGCACGCTGCCGGGTATTCGGGTGCACACGTTATCATCTGTGAAACGAACGATCTCTCTAGGGAGACAAAGAGGGATGCGATGGTTTTAACGATTCATCACAGTAATGCACCCGATACTAAAATGTCGTGTATTGACTTGGCTCGTGTAGAGCAAACCGCATCTATGCGTCAGACTGGAAAAGTTGAACTTCGGGGTGATGTCACGGAACTCACCATTTTTATGCGCCGTGAAAAAGAACGTTTAGAAAGGATCTTAAAAACGAAACGGGTGGTAACAGTATAATGAGTCATTATCAGGATTGGAAACCTGTTGTCATTCACGGAAAGGCTGCTAAACCCCCACCCCCACCACACCGCGAAGTGACGAAGGAACAAAAACTGGACCGCGAGGAGTTGGGGACACACAAGACGGTTTCACTTTCCATGGCGAAGATGATTCAACGGGGGCGTATCGCTAAAGGTTTCAAGACACAAAAAGATTTAGCGATCGCGGTGGGTGTGAATGCGAGTATCATAAACTCATATGAATCTGGTAGAGCTATACCAGATCCGAGTGTACTACAAAAGTTGCGAAGGGTTCTGGGGGTCAAATTAAAGTAGGGTTTCATTACATAATGATTAATTAATTCGTCGCCTGATCTCACTCTCAATTTCCACGATAACGGGGGAGGTGACACTCGTGTGTTTAACCATAAATGTCTGTGTAACACCACAATGATATCCATTGATTAGAAAGTATGCGATTCCCGCTGCGACACTCCGGTCTCTACGCTTCTTTTCTTCCCATGAAGAGCCAGTGAAGAGTCTTAGTTCTGCAACCCGATTACATATATCGATACCCTTTCTTCGAAGTTGTCTCTCGCGTTGAAAATCTGTGTATCTTGGTGAGGTACGATGTAACGTTTCGAAACATTCTGTTAACATGTTATCGAGGAAGTCTTGTATCCTCGAGGCCCTCGAAGAATAAAACTCGCATTTATAGGTATCTTCATCGGTCTCACTATCTTCTTCGTCAGTGTCACTCTTATTATTTGACAATTCTTCGAGTTCCTGTTTGAGATTCTCATATTTTTTTTCGAGGACTTTATGTTTATTCTTGAGTTCTTCGATTTCTCCCTTTGCGTGTGTAAGTAAAATTCTCAATTTGTTATTTTGACACTCGGTATCTGCGTGTTTATTTTTAAAGTGTTCTTTTCTTACAGATAAACTCTGAATACTGCGCTCGAAACCGGTGATACCAGTATCGAGCGCGTGACGCATCTGTCTGGCATGTTCGTATGTTGACTTGACCATTTTGTGTTTATAACTTGATTTTTACGTGAGACTCCGTCACTTAGGTAGAATACTGGAATAATGTCCGGTAGAGCTATTCCCGATCCCAGAGTACTCCAAAAGTTGAGGAGGGTTTTGGGTGTGAGACTACATTAATTTCTCAGTGTATTATAAAATGTCTAACAACGCTGAATTTAATTTTAGAATGATGACGATCGCTGGTGTCGTGGTTTGTGGGGCGTCGCTTGCTGCTTTATCTATTTATGCTTTCCCTACACCTAACAAGAAGAATGACTCAAAGTAATCCTTTATACGTTCCAGCTATGTAGTAGACTTGCTTGAAACCAAGATCTTCTAATTTCTCTGCTGCAAATCTGGCCCGTTGCCCCGTATTGCAGTAGACGAGTAAACCTTTCTTGGGAAGTTCCGTCGTTGTTTTTTCGTTGATTTTATCGACTGGGATATGAAGCGCTTTCGGATAATGACCCGCGCGCCATTCTACAGCTGTTCGAACATCTATGACCTTTTTAATTTTACCTTCTTTTATGAGTCTCCTGGCTTCGGAAGCAGACACGAGATTCTGACCCAAATAGGAATACGCAACGGCCGCGGTGAGGCCACCGGCTATGAGTAGGGGTATCATATATAAAGGTTTAGATGTTTTTATGATAAATGGCCCTTGGCAAGAAAAACGACGACACGACGACACGACTCACTCCAGATGAACGTGACGCCATGTACGCGAAAATGAAACGGGCGGCTATCGACAAGGCACTTCAGAGTGAAAAGGTTCGATACAAGTCTACGTCTAACCCGGAACGATTCAAGGCTTTTCTCGAACATCGACTTACGATTTGGGATGAGCTAAAGGATAAAACTTTTCATGGAAAACGTATGTATAACAAGACTAAGGAAATCCTAACAAACTTTGAATCGAGCGCTAATTAAACGAGCTTCGTCCCAACGACCGGACTGTTGAATTAAGAGTCGCGTATTCGGTTTCATCCTGGAAAGAGAAAACCCTTCTCTTAATCTCTTAAAAGCGTATTCGATGGTCTTGCTGTTGATGTCGCTACGTTTCACCTTGTACTTTCGCATTTCATCTTCCACTTCCTTCAATTTGGTTGTGAGATCGTTCACAGTGCCCTGAAGTGAGGTAATGACGATCTTCTGTTTCTTGACTTTCATGTCATCCGGCTTGTTCCGGAGTCTATCCTTCAATTCTGTGATGATTACCTTTTGCTTCTTGATCTTTAGGTTCTTCTTCTTCACCACCTTGTCAATCTCAGGTCCAATGTCTACGACAAACTTGGACGTCTTGCGGGGTCGTGAACAAGATTTCACCATTTTGTAATACTTTTATGTGTTTAATGAACGACTTAGGTATTTAGTTACCGAAGGCGACACCACCCATGCCTTGCTTGATGCGTAAAATGTTGTAGTTTACGGCGTATACGCGATGGAGGTTGTTACCACCAGAAGGACCGGTGATGGCGAGCTTGGCGTTGTCGATGCGGCTGAAGTTTAGGGTGCCGGTGGGGTTCGACCTGCTCAAGCTGAGGCAGAAAGGCCACGTGAAGGTGGGAAGATCCTCGAGAATGTCATCGGGGAGGTCGCTACTGTGCATCTCTGGTACGACAGTGTGGTGATAGACGGGAGAAGTCTCCTCGAAAAGAGGGGTACCGTTGATGTAAAGCGACGACTTGGAGAAGGTGAATTCGGTGTCCCAGTCATTACCAGTCGCCTTACCGGAGACAAGGTGGATGGACTTGACGGGGTGGTTGAAATAGGTGAGATCGATCTCGGTATCCGTGCTGGTCGCGAGCTGGTGCTGGGTTTGAGTGAAGAGAAGGTTGTGCTCGTTGTCAGTGAAGAACTTACGCTCCTCGGTGTCGAGGTAGATGTAGTTACCCCAGATCTTAGGAGTACCAGCGGGGGTGTACCCGTCCCTGCACTTAATACGGATCTCCACGTCGTGATACTGAAGAGCCACTAAAGGAAGGCACCTCGTGTAATCCTCGGCGAAGAAGAAGGGAATGACGTAGTGGTCGCCACCGTGGTTCGCCTTCTTGCTGTTGGTGGTGACGGCGTACGACGCCTTGGCCGCGCTGTCGCGTAAAAGGGGGTTGTGTACACCTTGAATGAAGAGAGAATCGAGCTGGGCAACCTTTTGACCACCGATGTAAAGGCTGAACTCGGTGGGGTTGGAAGCATCTTGGGAGAAGAGACCGTTGGAGTTGGTCCCGACATTGGCGATGTTGGTATCCTCGATCCAAATGTAGCTCATGAGGTCACCCTTAGAGCGAATAGGAACGGTGATTTCGTTGTTCGCACCGAAGGTACCGATGTAGTCCATCCTCTCGGGCTTCATCGCGAAGTTAGTATGGCGCTTATAGCTCTGACGGAAAAAGCTCACCTCTGGGTCACCAGTGATGAATACATCCTGGGCTCCGACAGACACGAGCTCAATTAAAGCAGCTGACATTTATTAATAAATGATATTAAAATTTTGGGTCGAGGTATACACATGGTAGTTTTTCAAGCACTCACATGGGAGGCCCGAGATGTTGAGGGTGAACATCAAATCAGCATCTTCGGTAAAACTGAAGAAGGAAAATCCATTTGTGTGACGACGACATTCGATCCGTATTTCTTCGTGAAACTTCCGAAAGGAACGAAGCCTTCGGATGTCACTCGTCTGTACAACGACATCAATGCTCTAAGGAGGGATCACGTGACGAGTTATAGTCTGACAAAACAAAAGGATGTATGGGGTTTTCAAAACAATGAAGAGTTTCATTTCATGCACTTAAACTTCAAGACTTTGGAAGCTCGACGTAAAGTTAATTCTATTTTCATGTACAACAATGATTTCAAAAAGTACCACGTGTACGAATCAAACATCGATCCCGTCCTGAGATTGATGCACCGTACGGGTATTCAATCTACTGGGTGGCTGGACACGGGGCCTAATTGTGTGCGCTCGCATCTCGCCAAGACGGATATCGACCTGTGGTGTAACGATTGGTGCACGCTCACACCCGTAGCCCGGGACGATATCGCACCGTTCGTCGTGGCGTCTTTCGATATTGAGTGTAACAGCTCTACTGGAAAGTTTCCCGACGCCGACGTTCCCGATGATGCTTGTTTTCAGATTGCGATTTCACTCTGCACGTTCGGTAGTGAAGAACCATATGATAAAACTTGTTTTTGCTACAAGAAGACGGACCCTAACCTCGAAGGTTCAAATATCATCAGCTTTGACACAGAAAAGGAAATGCTTCTCGCGTTCAAGGAGTACTTGAACAAGCAAGATATTGACATCATGACCGGGTGGAACATCTTTGGTTTCGATCTTGAGTATATTTACAAACGAGCCGCCATGGTCGGGTGTGGTCTCGACTTTTACGACTTGGGTAAACTCAGGGAAAGTGAGTGCCACCTTGTCAGTAAAAAGTTAAGTTCCAGCGCTTTGGGTGATAATTTCCTGAAGCTTCTACCCATGCCCGGTCGGTTTATTTTCGATATGTTCCATGAAGTTAAAAAGGGGTACAAACTGGATTCGTACAAGCTCAATGAAGTTTCGAAGCTGTACCTCGGTGACCAAAAAATCGATATGGCACCCAAGGAGATGTTCGCGCGGTACCTCGAAGGCGACCCCGTGAAGCTACGAGAAGTTGCTGAGTACTGTGTGAAGGATACTCTATTGCCACACCGTCTCATCAAAAAGCTGTGTACACTTCTGAACTTGCTCGAGAT